CATAATTAAGACAGGAGGATACTAATGGGAGCTATTTACAAAGACTATGACCGCAAGACACACAAGAAGTGTATCAAATGCCGCGCATGGAAGCCCCGAGAAGACATCCTTGATGAAGATAGTGGGGTGGTTAAGACAAAGCACGGCTTTGGTAAGCACAAAGATTCTGGTGATGGGTTACAATCAATATGCTTTTCATGTAAGAATGACATGAACAACAAGGCACGTGAGAAGAACGTAACAGCACGGATCCGTCATCATACCGCCACGAGATGTTTGACACAGTTAGGTAAACCACTTACACCAAAGAACTTCGTGGCTAACCTCGAAGACTACCTTGGATATCGGATCTCCGCGCTTGTCAAGCATCTTTCCAAAGACCTTAAGGCACGTGAAGGTGTCAAGAGAAAACTACGTGATGCACTGAATGAAGGCTATCACATTGATCATATCCATCCACTATCTAGGTTCCAGGTTGTAGTGGGTGACGATACCATAGATTGGGATGCCTTCCGTGAGTGTTGGAGTATAAAGAATCTTACTGCAATTCCAGCAGCCGAGAACCTCGCTAAAGGCGCTAAGGTCACAAAGAAAAAGGTACCTAAGAAGAAAGCTTCCAAGAGCTGACACCATCTATGGTACCAACACCACTTACCTCTCTTGCCAGGAGAACTGAATGAAAGCATGGGATAAATTAGGGTCAGCAGGTAAAGCAGCAGCTGCCATAACAGCCATTATAACACTGACTGCAATGATTGTTAGTGGTGCATGGGCTTCCTACACCCACTTCGAGACACGGAAAGCCGCCAATATAGCACATGCCGAATTATTAACAGCAAACACCGTATTGGAGCAGAAGCTTGCCACAAGGCAACTCAAATTAGCACGTGAGCAAGTCCTTGACTTAGAAATCGGCAAGATTCGTATTAATAACCGTACAGGTCTTAGTACCACTGAGAAAGAGGAGCAAAAGGCTGTCTTTGATCAGAAGATCCGCCTCTTACGAAAGGACATCGATTGTTATGAGAAGGGCAAGTTGGAATGCAAGCCTAATGGTTGATCTTATTACAGCCGCTTCAAGGGCATTGAAGGTCAAGCATACATGAATCCCATAGACCCTACTGCCATCTTTGCTTCTGAGGCTCGTGATATAGAGCTTGGTTATTCTGATAAGAAGCGGATGGAAGCTATTTTACGTGATGGGTGGCGTCTCACACCTGCAACTATGGCTGTTAAGATCACTGAGGGGCGATGGATCCCAGCAAAACATCTCTTATATATATCGACAATAGTTGCCACTGAAATTGCCAAGGGTAATGCTCGCATTATCCTAACTATGCCATTCCGCCATGGAAAAAGTGAATTTCTTAGTGTAAATACCCCTATTTGGTTCCTTGAGAAGTGGCCACAGAAATATGTCATGAATTTGACATATGGTGCTGATCTTGCGACTGATTTCTCTACTAGAGTACGTGATACGTTCCTGAATCCTGATCTTGAGCACCTCCTACGCACGCGGTTGAATCGAAAGAAGTTACGCGCAGATCGATTCCTCACGACTAAAGGCGGTGGATTGACTGCTGCAGGGATTGGTGGACCAATTACGGGCCGTGGTGCAGACCTTATGCTGATTGATGATTATATCAAAAATCATGAAGAAGCACTTAGCATAGCAGGACATAAGAAAGTCTTTGAATGGTTTAAGTCCACTGCCTACACACGACTTGAGCCAGGTGGTTCTCTTGTTGTATTGGCAACAAGATGGGATTATAAAGATCTGATAGCACGCCTTATAACGGAGCTACCACATGAAAATTGGGTCGTCATTAATTTGCCTATGTATGCAGAAGTTAATGATCCTCTTGGTCGTGAACTTGGTGAAGTGCTCTGGCCAGAAAGGTACCCATTGGAAGCTTGCCAGCGTATCCAAAAAACCCTTGGGACATATTGGTTTGCTGCGCAATGTCAACAAAACCCTAAACAATCTATGGCTGGGCAAAATTTAGGTGATCAAATAAAGATTATCAGTCCAGAAAGCTTGCCGCCATTAAGTGAACTTAAAACTATCCGCTCTTGGGATCTTGCTGCCTCAGAAGGCACTGGTGATTGGTCTATTGGTAAAAAGATGGCATACCATTCACCTACGCGTAACACATATATTCTTGACGTTTATCGCAAGCAAAACTCTTCACACAAAAACAAACTAGCCATTAAAGCACACGCCGAGAGTGATGGTCACGGCGTTAAGATTTGGATGGAGCAAGAACCAGGAAGCTCTGGTAAGACAGTCATCGAAGATTACACAAAACTCCTCAAGACTTATGTCTTTAAAGGTGAACGTGCCTCAGGCCCTATAGAAGTACGTGCTGGACCATATACGGCTGCAATTGAAGCAGGTAGCGTATATATGGTAGACGATGGGGTCTCCGAAGAAGCCAGAGAGAAAGGCATAACAAGTTGGAATTATGAACTCAAGGAAGAATTTAATGGTTTTGGTCCCGATGCTGAGCACGATGATCAAGTCATCGCAGGAGCATTAGGTTTTAATAAGCTACATCTTGGCATCAAAGGTGCCCTCACGTGGGGTAGAGATGAAATTGAAACAAGTAATGTTATACCAATACGTAGCAAGACACCCGATTACACAAAACCTCAACGCAGGTTAACTTGGTAGAAATAACATGAATGACAAAGTAACCCCTATGAAGAATGAAAAGATACTTGACCCAGATGTACAAATCAGAGCCCTTTCTGGTTTGGTGGAGCGTTTACAGCTTGCCAATCTTGCAGGATTACAATTCTCCGGAGCTAGAGATCTATATGCAGTCTTTGGCTATGAAAAGACCGTAACACCTGAACAATTACTATCCAAATACAAAAGGCAAGATATAGCAAGCCGTATTGTAGATGCCCCTCCTGGTGCTACCTGGTCACGTCCACCAACACTAAAGGAAGGAAACCCAATTAAGGAAGAATGGGATGCCCTTATCACAAAACACCCTCTAAAACTCCTTAATGCATTCTACCGTGTTGATAGGCTTTCACGTCTTAATAGCTTTTCATTATTATTGCTTGGGTTTGATGATACGGGTAATATGAAAAAGCCAGTTAAACAACCAAAAGAGCTATTATATGTCAAGCCAATTGGCTCACGTCAAGTAACACGAATAATTTATAATGACAACCCTCGAGACCCTAGATTTGGTATGCCTGAAGTGTATACCATACAATTTGATGATCCTAAATTAAAGACAAGTACCGGGACAACAATGCAATCTACAGAACTCAAAGACCTCGAAGTACATTGGTCAAGGTGTATTCATGTTGTTGAATATCCCTTAGAGGATTCTGTGTTTGGTACCCCTATACTTGAGAAGGTGTATAACCAACTTGATGATCTCTTAAAGGTTGGTGGTGGTACAGCTGAAATGTACTGGTTAACAGGCAATCGTGGTTTACACGCCAATATTGATAAGGATATGGAGATCGACCCTGTCGATGCTGCCGCCTTATCGGACGAAATCAAGGAGTATCAACATCAACTGAGGCGCCTGATTCGTACTCGCGGTGTTGATATTAATGTTCTTGATTCAGATGTACCTAAACCAAAAGAGACATTTGAAATGATTATGTCCATCATTTCGGGTACAACAGGTATTCCACGTAGAATCCTTGTAGGATCCGAAGCAGGCCAGTTAGCGAGTGAGCAAGATAGGGCAAATTGGGCAGAACGTATTGGGGAGCGTAGAATCCTCTTTGTGAATCCTGAGATTCTCGATCCTATGGTGCATAGACTACAAACAGTTGGGATACTTTCTGAAGGAAAACCAGAGTGGGAGTGGCCTTCTGCATTCATTCAGAACCCACTGGAAGAGGGGCAGACCATGGCACAAATTGCCCGTAGTGTGGGTAACCTCTCGCGCCAGACAGGGGCTGGTACTCCTATGCAATTGTTGACAGAGGAAGAGAACCGCGGCGTTATTGGTTTTGAAGGTAAAATTCCTGATAATGATCGTTTTGAACCTCCTGAACACCAACTCGATAAGGGCTCCACTGGTGGAGGTAAAGAAACTGATGGAGCAAAAGCAGCTAGGACAGAAAAAAAGGCTGATCAGGGTGTTTCGGATCGACAAAGTTGATTTACATGGACCCGTTGATCTTTGACTAGATAGTCATTATAATATAAGAGAAGTGATAGAAGTCTATCATTATCTGCACACCGCCTTTATAGGAGATGAACCATGAGCACACCGAATTCTGTCCAAGAGGCCAAGAAGCAAATGCAACTTGCCCGACTTGAACAAAAAGGGAAAAAAGGTTACACCAAGTTTTATGCAGAACTGCCTCAACAAGTGGAACGCGCTCGTAAGAATGCTGAGTGGCGAGCTGCAAGGGAC